GTCTTTATCAAAACAAACAAATCCTGGATGTTTACAATCACAACGAAACATTAATTCTTTTATATTTCCTTTTTCCATACTCTATATATACACAAGTTAGGTTAGGAAGTTAGAATTAAAATCCTCTAATTTTCAATAGTAATTTATTTACCATATAGATATTAGGTCTTTTAGGAAGTACAGATTTACAGTTTCTAAATTCTTTATCTCTCTTTTCAAATAATCTAAACAATTTATCAATATCTTTCTCTTTACCAATATCAATATATTTCTGTGGGTCTTTTAGGGGCATTGTTATTTTACCTGTTTCAAGTAATTCTTGTCCTGTATCAAACAACCTGAAACAATGTCTTGTATGTTTTTCTCTTTTTAATCCACTTTTGTATTTAGCATTCCTTTTTAAATAAAGAATTTGACTTAGGGCATATCCGCCAAAGGCATTCCTTATTGCTCGGTCGCTTAAAAATAACTCTTTATTCTTTATTATCATATCACCTTCATTGGTTTTGATATTATATTTTGGAATAAATAAAATATGTAAAATGCTTGGATTACCTTTGATTGCTAATCTAAAGAACTTTTCTACTTCGTGGAATACAAACTCTGCTTCATCATCTTTTGCCCCTTTTCCTATCTCAATCGTTTCTTTGGGTTTTTTTAATGAGAGTAATTCATCGTTTGGAGCAATAAATACGCCCCGATAATCATAATCAGCATCTTGTGACTGCTGTAACCCTAATGCCCTACTACCCTGTAATCCAAGCAAACAAACATTTAAGCTTTCAGGTATCATATCAATAAATTTTTGTTTTATTTTATATGCTTTCATTTATAAGTCTTTAAGTTTAGATTTGAGGTCTTGGAGGGCTTGACACCCAAGTGTGTGTTCACACTTAGCACCATCACAGGCAGCACATCTAAATCTTTTCTTAATTTCTTCTACTAAATTCACAGCTTCCTTAATGGTTTGGGTGCGGGATTTAATGATAAAATCTATTATCATTTTATCTCTTAAGGAAGTGTCATTAAATCCAACTTCTTCATCAAACATTTTTTCTAATTCTTGTTTAGTCATATCTATATATACAAGTTAAATATACTCTGGGTGTTTTTTTAAAATTTCTTCGCTAATATCTAACGCGTCAACCTGTGAAGCATAATAGCAAAATCTCTTAATATCTTCTCTTTTATTTAGAGGACATTTTTTACAAACATAGCACAACTCCCACCTACCCATATAGCCCTTCCTTTTATATTCAACCATATCTTTTTTTAGTCTTTTATTTCCACAAAGAACACAATAACTAATCTTCAATTCTGGAATGTCTTTAAATTTTCCTTGGAGCGCCACCTTTTCTTTGGATTCATATCTATCTATTCGTTTATTAAGCCATTTTATGTCTTCTAATAATTCCTTTTTTCTCATAATTTTATATTTTACAAATTATTTATTTAACTTTTTATTAGCAATATAATTACTTGCTTCTAATAAACTCTCAAATGTTCCTATGTCGCTCCAATATCCTTGAATTATATCATAAAATAATCTTTTTCTTTTTAAGTAATCTTGATTAACTGATGTAATTTCCATCTCGCCTCTTGCCGATGGTTTCATTCTTCTAATAACATCAAATACATCAGGTGTATAGAAATAAAGTCCCAACTGTGCTAAATCTGAAGGTGGGTCTTTCGGTTTTTCTATAATTTCAATTAACTCGTCTTCGTCTATTCCTTCTTTAAATTTAGCAACTCCAAATCTTTGGGGATTTTTAACTTTTTTAAAAAATGTCATTGCTTGACTATCTAACTTGTCTTCTTTTACTCTCTTCTCAAAGGATTCTTTGGCGTATTTAAAATTATCTTCATAGATATTATCTCCTAATAAAACAGCGCAATTATCATTACCAACAAATCCTTCTGCTAAAGCTACTGCATGAGCAATACCTCCTGCCCTCTCTTGTATTTTATAAGTAAGATTAATACCATATTTCTTTCCTGAACCTAAATATCGTGTAAAATCTCCACAATATTCAGAGCTGGTAATTATCATTATTTCTTTTATTCCCATATTCTTTACCATATTTAAAGAATATTCAATTATTGGTTTATTAAAAACAGGAAGAAGATGTTTACTTGTTATATAAGTTAACGGTCTTAGGCGAGTACCTAATCCACCACAGAGAACAATAGCTTTCATGATATTTGTTTTAGAATATATTTACGAATTAAATATCTTGTTCCTTCAAATAAATATAGAACAGGAAGAACGAAAATATATTCTATTGCTATTAAAATTTTTTCTAAAAATCTTTTCATATTTCCATTTTTTTAACTTCTTTTTTTAATTCATCTAAAGATTGATTATATCCTATGTTCCATTGAATATCTTTTTTTGTCATAGTAGGTCGTGGGTCTTGAATCCTTTGCTCTCGTATCATTTTTAAAAACATATTCTTCATTGTTTCTTGAGTTGCTTCTATTGTTGCTATCTTATTTTTTTTATATTGATTGAAATAATCTAAATAACCACTTATATATGCTTCTTTCATATCTTCTTTAATTTTTAAATTAATACGATGCAATGTTTGAGCCGATGAATCTGAATCTAATTCGTCTAAATTATCATTTTTTTCAGCACATTCAGAACATATATCTTTCCCATTCTTAGAAGTATATGTGCCGAATAAAATCTTTCCACATTTAGAACATATAGGATATTCATAAACACTAATTTTAAGTTTCTTACATAGCTTTTTAAAGTTATTTTTGCTATCCCAGTATTGATAAAAGATATCTGATATATCTGGTTCTTTATCTTTATAGCTACGGTCTATTAGGTAGGAAAATCCTACCTTGTCTTTAGCAATAACGCCTATAATATTATCCATCTTTCCTTCTATTTCATCAGAATACAGATTATAAATATCTTGTTTCAGCGGAATTTTTATTACTAAGTTTTTGTTTTTTATGAAAATATTTGTATCCATAATTAACTATAATTCATATATACTTCTTTAATAACCTTTTCTAATTCTATGTTTAGTTTATTTTTTATATCGTTAAGTATCCCATGTTTAATAATAGCCATCTTCTTTTTTATTACTCTTTTTCTTGAACCTATTAACTTATCTATATCTATCATATCAAAGCTACTAATTGATATTTTTAACTCCCAATATCCTATATCCCATATATCTATATTCTCTTTCTTAAATCCATTTTCTTGTAACATTTTTATTATTTCTTCTATATTTGGAATACTTTTACCTTCTTCTATTTCTTTTTTATTATTCTTTTCCATCATTATAAATGATTATTTTCTAAAAATCAAGTGTGAAAACTGTGGATAACTTAAATAAATCTTACATTAGCTTGTGATTCAAATATCTTATTTATCAATAGAGTTACTCCATCAACGAGGTCGTCATTTATTTCTATTCCAAATCCAATTAATTGAGTTATTAAATCTTCACAACCTTTCCTTGGAAATAAAACTTTACCTATTTGTATATAACTTCCTGCCATAGAAAGTCTTGATTTTTTATCTGAAGTTACCTTAACTGCCATTGCTGGTAATCCTATTTTTACCATTGCTTCAATTTGCATTTTCTGATAAGCCACATCTTCAACCCAGAGCTGAGTAGTATCTCCATTTCCAAGCGCTAAACTTACATTTCTTGCAGTATTCGTAGTTTCAAACCCTGATAAACGAGCATTTACGGGATTAGGCATTATAAATAATTTAGTTTCACCATCAATTTCATAAAGTTTTCCTGAAACCATCGTTGTATAATCTGCAGAATCTTTCTTGCTTATTGCCAAATCAACTCCTGTTCCTTGCTGTATAATATCTCCTTCGGGTAATTTGTCATAAAACTTTATCCACTCTTCTTTTATTACTTGTCCATCTTCTGGAACTATTTTTAAAAGATATTCTCTATTCCAAGTTCTCCAAGGACTACCTGATGGATTTCTGGTACTCTTTCTTTTTTTCTCTATTGCTTCCATATTTGGATATTTGGCTTTCCACATTATTTCATCGCCTTTGACTATTGGATATTCTCTTAATATGGCATCTATTTCTTTATTATTTATCTGTTTCTTTATTCTCATCATTAAACTATCAGAATGAAGTAGGTTGCCAATAATTACTTTTTTAGCATTATCATCTAATGCGGGCATTGCTTCATCTAAAAGCCATCTTTCATTCTTATCTCTTTGTTCCAAAGTTCTTACGTTTTCAATATTTTCTAAGTCATCAAGGCATGCCAAATCAGGTCTATATTGTTTATGTCTTAGTCCTCTAATTTTCTGTCCTGTTGAACGAGCAATAATCCTTGCGTCATATTTAGGAAGAACTATATTAGTCGTTGTCCATTCTTCATTTTCTTGGAAAGGACCCCAATCATTAATTAATAATTGATTATTTTCTAATTCTGATTTTAGATTATAAATATGCTGTTTCGCTTGCAATCCAGTATCAGCAATTAATAAAGGAAATTTTGATTTTTCCGATATAACTGCCCAAATAGGAAAACCAAGCATTATCAAAGTACTTTTTGCACTTTCTCTGAATGCTATTATTTCTTCATATTTTATATCCCAATTCTGTAAATCAGCATACATTTCATCTTGAAAAGGAGCTGTATCAAATTTTAGATAATGAGCAAAATAGTAATGAAAAAATAAGCGAAAATCATTCCGAACTGCCCACTTCCTTTTCGCTTTGTCCTCCATTATCTTGTCCAATGTTATATCCTCCATGTTGTAATGCTTCTCTAATTAATAATTTTTCTTCTTCTGATATTTTTCTTTCTGTTTCAACTTTTCCCTTAAATAGAAACTTTGAAATATATTCAGGATGTTTGTTTTTTAAATAAAATATAATCGCAGTTATGTTGTCTTTTAAAATAGCTCTCATTAACCTGTCTTCAACCATACTTACTTGCTGTTCTTTTACTTTCTCTACTTTTTTAACAAAATCCTCGTCATCTTTCATCCAATTATAATAAGTTTTACGGTCAATTCCTATCCTTTTGCAAGTAGTAGATATAATACCAATAAGATTATCAAAATTCTCTAAGAATTTTTGTTTCTTCTTGGTTGTTCTATGTTGTTCTTCTTTTTTAATGTTTTCTTCCATATTTTTACTATTTTACCTCTCCCCCGCTA